ATAATCATCAACAGTCCTGCCGTATGAGCCAAGCTGTAGATCGCCGCCTCGGACGAGCCGCAGAAATGTTTTATCATCAGTTTGTCGGATTGATTCAGGAGGACCAGGGAGAGGTAATGGGGGATCAGCGGAAGGCACGCTGTCACAACCGGCCTCCACCATTGAAAGTTTCCGAATATCCTCCCTTTCCGCGAAAAAATAAAGAGGAGCACAACGGAAACGGCGAGGGGAACCACCGCGTTGGCGATTGATTTTGCTTCCGCCTTCTGGTCGCTCATCAGAACAGCCGCGATCCCGACGATCGGGTTCATGACCGACATCGCCAATGTCAGCCTGACAATTTTGGGATAATCAAATTCAAATCTTCTTCTTGCGGACCACAGACCGACCAGCGCGGTTCCCAGGATCTCGAAAATCATGAACAGGACCAGAACAGTCGACAATCCGAGCAGCTGATTGAAAAAGCCTCTGAACAGAAGATAAAAAGAAATCCAGAGTCCCGCCAGAGCGATCAGCAATCCTGCCTGACTCGAGGTATAGTCATCTTTCTCATCCCTGTGTTCGATCAATCCTTTGTTGAATATCTCCGAATGAACGTTAAGCGTAACAAGCAGGTTAAGAATATTATACCACGTCAGGTAAACATTGTATTGCCCATATTGCTCCATGTTCATCAGCCGGGTAAATACAGGCATCGTGATGAATGAGATCCCCTTCTGGACTATGGAGGTGATTGTAAACCAAAGGCTCGCTCTTACCGCGACATTCATGCCTCTGTAATGAGCAATGAGCTTTTGGAACGGTTTCCCGATGCCTTTCTGTTCGTCTTTCACAATGTTCTAGCCCTTGATCCGTATTGTTTCCGCGATGTTCTTTGCCATGACGAGATATCCCTCGTCGTTTGGATGAAAATGATCGCAGTTATAGTATCGGCTCCATCCGTCTTTTTCGACCAATCCTTTGAAAATACCGTAAAAATCTATATATCTTATTTGATTCTCATTGGCATAGTTTTCCATCCACGTATTGTACCTGATATATTCCGCATTGCTTCCGGGGAATAACCGCTCGTCAATATAAACCGTGGAACAAATGACCGGATGTGTCCCGATTGCCCGAATTCCGGCACAGACCTCCTCATAGTGTCTTTTATAAAGATCCAGGGGCACCCATTGTTCGGTCCCGTCGACGGCAAAAACGAATTTGCGCAAACCTGTCCGGAGTCCGTTCTCTATATGCTGACCCAGGTTTTTGTACCAGACATGGGAATAAAAAGGCCTGGGCAAAATCATGGATCCATCGTTCATCGTAAATCTGCGGGGGAGTTTCGGGAAGACCTTTCCCGTTCTGCTGGGCTTGAGCATCGCATCCAAGTTTCCATACAAGATAACCGCAAAATCGGCAGATTCTCATCAAAGGTCTTTTCGTTGATGATCTTGATAACTTTCAGTTCCTTCGTAGCTTCGTCGAAGTTGTAGATGATGTAGTCGCCATCAGCGGGGGTCAGACCGTCTTCGGAGTACCAGCCAAACTGGCCCTTGCCTTCGAGCGGGGTCTTGCCGACGGAGTAGTTGACATAAGCGTCCTTATCCGGCCAGCCGTAATCCCAGAAGTACTTGCCGAGGGAGTTGAGGCTGTTGACATAGAAGCCGGCTTTGTCCTTGCCTTCAGCGTCCTTCGCATCCGTGCAGGTCTTGAACTGACCGAGTCTGTAAGCCTCAAAGAGACCGTAGTTCGGCTTGTCCCAGTCAAGGATGGTGAAGTAAGCGAGGTCAGCGTAAGCGGTGTTCTTCGCAGGATCGGTGTTGATATCAAGACCGCCCTTGTAAGTCCACTTGTTGGTCTTCGCGAGGAGATCCGCAACATCCTTTTCGTCAAGGAGCTTGACACCGTAGATGTTGTCGTCCTTGTCGAAGAGAACCTTGAAGTAGCATCTCAGCTCGGAGTTCCAGTACCAGATATCCTCGATGGTCTTTTCATCGACGAGCTTGCCATCTTCGGTGAGCTTGTACTCAACGATGTTGTTGGTGACAAAGTCGATAGCGAACTTGGAGGATTCGTTCGTGGAAGCAACAGGAGTCTGGAGAGCGTTTCTGAGGATGAACTCACCAAACGTGTAAGCGCTGTTGGGAGCCAGGATGGTGTTGAGGTAAGAGCCGTCCGCGGTGAACTTGGAAACAAGCTTCTTGCCTTCGAGGAACGCGGCGATCGGATACTTGTCGTCAGCAGTCTTCGCGAGTCTGCCTCTGTTGGAGACGGTATCGTTGTACAGGTTCTTGACATGAACGAGGGTCACATAGTTGGACTTCTCATCCTTGGTGAAGAGAGCCTTGTACGCATAGCCAACGTAGCGCTCGTAGTGCTTGGTCAGCCAGCCGAGTTCTTCGATGTTCTTGACGAAGTAGGTTTCAGTGCCGACTTCGCCGAGTTCGGTAACAGTTCTGAAGGCGATCACGCCGCCGAGGTCGTACAGGGAGCCGTTGTCAAGGAGATCATTGGGAAGGAGACGGCCGTAGCCGGCACCGGTGATCACGATGGTCTTCCATTCAAGAGCGCCGTTGAAGTAACGGGAAGCAAGGGTGCCGCCGTTCTTCATCTGAGCGAACAGAGCGTTGTAGATCAGCTGGGCAACCTGGCCGCGGTTCAGACGATCTCTGTAAGCCACGGAGGTGGGGATGCCCTTGGTCAGGCCGAGGTTAACGGCCTTCTCGATGTAGCCCCAGGGCCACTCGAGGTTGTTGTACTCGAGAACGCGGCACAGCATGGTGAGCGCGTCTTCGTAGCGGATACCGTCCTCGGGGCCGAACTTACCGTCGCCGTAACCGAGGATGATGCCCTTCTGGGAAGCATAGGAGAGAGCGCCGAGGTAGTTGGTAGCGGGAGTGCCTTCGAGATCGGTGAACCCGGTCACGTCGTGCTCTCTGTCATACCACTCTTCGGCAACGGTGGCGTCGGTGCCGACCCACCAGACTTTCCACTGCTCGTCATCGACCCAGCCAGTGGAAATACGGGAAACGAACAGAGCCATTTCGTATCTCTTGATGGCATCTGCCGCGCCCAGTTTGCCGTCGCCCTTGCCCTTGAAAATGCCGTATTCCTGGAGGAACTTGATCGCTTCGTCAAACTGAGTAGCAACTTCTTCCTCAGTAGCAGCAGCGACTACGGTATCTTCAGCAACGATGGCCGCTTCTTCGGCCGCGCCGATCATGGACGCGACGGAGAGGGACATCAGGATGGCAAGGACGAGAGAAAGAATTTTACCAATAGCATCGCTATTCCGCCTTGATTGTCAAACATGCGTATTTCGTCACAGCTTTCTCGCCATTCTTCCACGATTTTAACTAATTTCCCCAAGTGCCACCGCTATAACGGAGCAGGAACTCGTCTCTTGACGATCTCCGTTCGCTTTTTAATAATGTATTTAACATTAAATTTTTAATTTATATGATGGATATGTTCACAAAAATAATATAACGTATATTTCACCATGAGGCACAAAAAAAGGGAGGCTCGAAAGCCTCCCCTGTATTCTCTCCTCATTGGCGGGCTTCCACCGTTATCGACACTCCACCCTTGAATCGGATTTCATAGCTGTCAAGGTGTACGATCACGCTGTCAAGATACCGCACGACGAGATCGTCATCGAAGCGTAGGATCCGCCCTGCGCCGTTCATCAGGTCAGGACCGATTTCATACCTCGTCATTCGCAGAAAATCGTTGTAATTTCGGCACGCACCATCCTGTGATTCATCCGCATGGATTCGGTGCGGACAATTCATTTCTTCGATCAGCTGAAGGAGTGTCCTGACTTTGAAATCTTGATTTGCCGCTTCTGCTCTTTTGGCTTGAAGAGCGTTCTTCTCTTCCTGCGTTTCTGCCAGTGTAAGCTGTTTGTCCAGCTGACGGAGTTCCCCGGATAGGAGTTGCTCCCGAATCTCGTCCCTTTTAGAAGGCAACTCATTGAAAGCACATACAATTGCATCCTGTACTTCCAACTCGTTCACATTCCGACATATACATTTCGCCCCCGGCTGTTCCTTGTCGTTGCTCAGCTTCACGCGAGCTCTGTCCCGGCATCTCCAGTCGGTCTTCGTTTCGTCCGGCTTTACATACCGTTTCAGCGTCCGTCCGCATTTTCCGCAGATCAACCGTCCATTCAGGGCAAGCCGATTCCCAAAACGAAGTTTTGAGGGATCGTTCGCAAGATTACCACGCCGACGCATTTCTCCCTGTACCTGATAATAAATCTCCCTCGGCACAATAGGGTCATGATTGTCCTCGACAAAATACTGTGGGCGCTGACCTTCGTTCTTCACACACTTGTGCGTCAGATAATCCTCTACAAAGTACTTCTGCATCAGGAAATCCCCGCACATCTTTTCGTTCATGAGAATATTTTTCACAGTGGAAGAATACCATTTCCCTGCCCCGGTTGCTGTTGGAACATTCTCCGCTTCAAGCTGTTCCGCGATCATCTTCGGGCTGTACCCATCAAGGTACTGACGGAAAATACGGCGGATCACATCAGCCTCTTCAGGGACAATCAAATAACTGCCGGGCTCCGCTCCCTTCTTCAATCCAAGAAATCGAGTCGTGTTCAACCGTCCACGCCCTTCCTGAAATCCGTATTCGATCCCCATACGGATGTTGGCAGAGATGGAGGCAGACTCCTGCTGAGCAATGCTCGCCAGAATCGTAATGAGGATTTCCCCGGACGATTCCATCGTATTGATCGCTTCTTTCTCAAAAATCACGGGGATAGAAAGAGCTTTCAGCTTTCGCACAAAGTTCAGACAGTCCAGCGTGTTTCGCGAGAATCTTGAAATGCTCTTAGTAATAATCTGATCGATCTGGTGGGCTTCGCACAACTCGATCATTTTATTAAATTGATCCCGTTTCTTTGTATCGGTCCCTGTAATGCCTTCATCCGCGAAAATCCCTGCCAGTTCCCAGCCTGGATGATTCTCGATATATTTTTTGTAGTGGGTGCACTGAACCTCATATGAACTTTCCTGCTCTGTACTGTCCGTTGAAACTCGGCAGTATGCAGCGACCCGGAGTTTCTTCTCCTCCTCCGGTTCAAAAATCTGTTTGGTTGCTTTGATTACTTTTACAGGCATGTGATTTCTCCTTTCACCACTGGCCGGATCTGTCTGTACAAAAAATCGGCGGTATTTCTTTTCCCGGAATCGTTATCCCCTGGAAGAAAGATAAAATCTGTATAGACCGGTACCGGGTATTTCCTTCTTTTGCGATTTCTTCTCGCCATCTCCTCCTGCGCCGCTGCGAAAAGATCAGGCTCGATCAGGGGCGGGAACAAATCTGTTCCCATGTAGACGGAGTTTTTCAGCATCGCTTTGCAGCTGTCAGGGCAGTGCGGAATCGAGATTAGTTCCAAACATTTTTTCATGGTCGTCCCATCTGTGAAAAGGCGGAACAGGGATTTCAGTTTGCCTGCTTCCCCGTTGTTGACGGAAACCATTCCGTCCTTCAGTTCGTATCCGTATGGTAATGGCATGGCTTTTCTCCTTTCCTCGTTTCCAATAGGCCGCTTTTCCTGGCATGGTTTGTTTATGCCGACTTAACACGGGTCAGTTCCTCCCGCAAGGTTAATCCGTTATTGAAATGGATTACCAGAAACTGTTTTTCTACTGTTACGGTTTCCACAAACTCGTCGAAGACTCGGGTATCTTCATATCTTTCTCGGATTCCCCGGTTGAGAACCGCTTCCCGTAATCCGGGGAAATCTGCCAAGATGGGAATCCCGTTTTTCTCCGCAAAATATAGTTTGTTCAGTACGGTAGCAAAAGCATTTTCAATATCCTCAACATACAAGTTCATCCCCGTGCACGACGTACAGGAAAAATAAGGCCTCTTTCCAAACCCCTTCCGGTGCATGGTCTTTCCACAGGCAGCACATACGATTCTGCCGGAAAAACATGATCGCGCCGGACCTTTGCGGCATCCAATAGTCTGATTCGCCAGAAAGAACCGCTCCCGGTCTACAATCGCAGGATGATCACTCTCAATCAGGTACTGGTCCACTTCCCCTTTGTTATCGCGATGGACGTACTGATCGTCCATAAAGGTTTTCTGATAAAGCATATCCCCCTGATAAAAAGGGTTTCGGACTATATCCAGGACAGCTGCTGACGTCCAGCGGGTTTCACGTCCGAGGTTTGTTTTTGTCCATGTTGGGACACCCTCCTCATTGAGTTTTCGCGCAATGGAGTAGGCACTTTCCCCGTCGGCGGCTGAGTGATAAATCCTGCGGACAATTTCAGCCTCCCCTGGATGGATGGTGTAGCCGTCAGAGCCCCTCCGATATCCGTAAGGCCTCTTTGAAACAATATAGGTTCCTGCCTCGAAGCGTTTTCTGATTCCCCACTTCATGTTGGAAGAGAAAGAACGCGATTCGTCCTGCGCAAATGCCGCCAGAATGCCGAGGAGAAACTCGGAATCCATCCGGTCAGTCTGGATATTCTCCTTCTCAAAATGGAGTACAACTCCGAGGGATGTCAGTTTCCGTACCATCGACAGACAGTCCGCCGTATTACGGGCAAATCTCGAAATACTTTTACAGATAACCATATCGATGAGTCCTGCCTCGCAATCCCTGATCATCCGCTGTAACTCAGGTCGCGTGTCTGCCTCCGTCCCACTGATCCCTTTTTCTGCATAGACGCCGGCCAAGACCCAATCCGGATTTGATTCGATTGCAGATCGGCAATGGTTGATCTGGTTTTCCAAGGACAATTCCTGATTTTCAATGTCCGTCGAAATGCGGCAGTATCCCGCAACCCGAAGAGTTTTCTTCTCTTTTGGAACTGCGTCAATCGTTCGGGTATTGTGACGCAGAGGTACCTCCCTCGACATATCCTCCGGGGTCCATCCGGGTCTGGACAATTCTTGGATCGCCGGCGGTAAGCCAAGATGTACTGATTTCATTTTGCTCCTTCCTCCCCATCAGGGGTGTGTCTTTTTCCTTTTCCCTCCAAGAGGGAGTTGGTTCTTGTAGAGTCATATTACCTCAAAGCCCTCGGGAAGTCAACCGACGGGAGCTATATATAATAGGAAGAAAAGCGAAAAGTGACAGAGAAAAACAAGCCCTGTAGTACCTCTGAAATCGTGTATAGGCGACAAGAGAAGGGAACGGCAGGACACAGTGGAGACACAACGGAGACAAAGGCCGAGTCATCCTCCATCGGCAGAGGGAACTTCGTTCCGTCATGCTACTTTTTCTCGGTCATAGGATTTTCAAAGATTTATCCTTGCTTATTCTACAGGATGGGGTATAATAGAACTGACACGAGACGCAGATCGGAAGTGGTCATCATGCCTGCTGTAAAGCAAAGAATAATGCGGAAGGATATTACATTTTACGGAATATGATGAAGCGGAGCAATTTCTGAGTAGAGACAGGATGGAATTGATGAAGCCAGTCAGCGCGTTGCTGGAACCATGCAAAAAGAATATCTTCTTTCGGAAATTGAAGAGGTTAGCCAGCTTTCTGAACCGCCATCCGCAAGATCGCGAAAGATATTCGCGTCGTTGTGGTTGAGTGAAATAACAGGGCGGGATCGATTCTCAAATTCCGGGAATCGTTTTCCCGCCCTGATTAGTTCTACGGGATCACAACCTGTCTTAGTGGATGTGTCTCCTTACCGGAGGCAGGAGAACATCAATGCTGTCCCGCCGATACCCGAAGGATCTGTACAGCTTCCGGCAGTACCAGCTTGCCGTCCACGCGCTCCTTCATGACGAGCCCGATCATACCGTTACCGGCGAACAGCTCCTTCAGTTCCTGAAAGCTGCGGGTGCCTCTGTCACCGATGGTGTAGTAACTGTAATCACCGAAGGAGATCGCATCCTGAGGCGCGTAGGCCGAAGTGTGCATGGGATAGCCAAGCAGATGATCCGGCTCACCACCCTGATAAGACGGCTGCCAGATATACGTACCATTGCCGTCCTTCAGCTTCCGAAGAGACGCGAGGGTCTTATCGTTCAGAATAAAGGAGGCATCCTCCCGATATGGACGTTTCAGGGTATACACCAGATCGATCAGATGGTCAGTGGAAAGGGACGCCACAGTATTTGCCGTCTCTCCGCCGCCGGTTGCAGCAAACAATCCGAGCGGCCTGCCAACTCCGTCTCCGTTCAGGAAGGCGTCCTCTTCCGCATTCGCCAAAGCCTTTCCGAACTGATCGATGATGTAATTTTCAAGGTTGAACGCGTTGTCATACAGCAGTTCTTCCGTGATCTTGATTGCCACATGGAGCTTGTGGGCATCAAGGATCGTTTGTGCGAAGGTTGCGTCCCCGAAGGTCAGGGCCCCACCCTCTTCAATCCAGGAAGCCGCCGGCTTGCTCCCCGCGATATTGATCTTGTGCTCCCCGGAGGTCCTGATCACAGTGGCAAGCTGACGCACGACATTCTCCTCGGTCATTTTGTCGACCAGTCGGCTATCATATTCCTCGGGGACCAGATATCCGCCACTGGCGTCAACCCCTTCCTGAAGGATGTTGCTCACCTGACGGAAGTTGGAGCGAAGTGCGGTCAGCAGAGCTGCTTTGTACTCATCGGATGCGCGTCCGGTTTTGACTGCCGCATCAGCACCGGGTACGTTGGTCAGGGGCTTCCCGATGGGCCGGGACAGTTCCGCGTCGAGTGCGCTGGCACGCTCCATCCGCTGGATCTCGGCGCTGAGGGCATTGATCTCCGCTTCCATACGATCATAGGCGGCACCGTCCTCAGCGGACAAAGTACCGTTTTCGGTCCGGTGGGAGTCAAGGAAGGCTTTTGCCTGCTCCCATGCTTTCGCTCTGGACTCTCTCAGTTCATTGATGGTCATAGACACCTCTTTCTGCCCGTTTCGGGCGATAAAATAATATATTTTACAACGGCACAAACCGGTGTAATCGTTTTGTTCTTTTCGACTCGACAAGGGAAACTGATCACAGCGGTCGAATCCTTTCCAGCCGCTCGTAATAGCGCTTGATGGGTTCGCCTCCCCGCCGCCTTTCTGCTGAAGAATCAGCAGCTACAGCAACTCTGTTCAGAAAAGCGGTCTCACTCTGATGGCGGCTGTACAGAATTGAATTCCGGACGGGAGCTCGTTCCGTTATCCCATCGGCAAAATGGAGTTCCACTGCCTTCCCGGCATCCATCCATGTCTCCTCTTCCATCATCCGGGACAAGTCCTGACGAGACAAACCTGTCTTCTTCTCATACGCATTTATGATAGACTCTTTGATCGCCCCGAGCATCTCCGCCGCCTTTTCCATGTCCTTATGATCGCCCATCGCGATGGTCGCCGGATTATGGATCATCATAGTGCTCACAGGACTCATGAGAACCGTATCCCCCGCCATGGCGATTACGGATGCGGCGGAAGCAGCGATTCCGTCAATTTTCACAGTCACCTCTCCAGGGTATTCGGAAAGCATATTATAAATCTGTGCCGCGGCCACGCAGTCTCCTCCGACCGAGTTGATCCAGACAACAATATCGGAACCGTTGCCCGCGTCCAGTTCTTCCCTGAACAGCACAGGCGTCACCTCATCGTCATACCAACCCTCTTCGGCGATCACGCCGTCGAGCCGAAGGACTCTTGCCCCCTCAGAGGCTGTTTCCCAGTTCCAAAATTTCTGCATCAGGTACCACCTCCTTGTAATTTGCCTCCTGACGGAGATTTTGCATATATCCCTGCATCCTCCAGTTTGATCATCGCTCCCTGGATCAGGAAGTTGTCCCCGCCCTTTTCAGACGGTATCAGGTCGAGATTTTCCAAGCGGCGCACATCATTCGGACAGAGAAAACCGTTGTTTATCCCGACGGCATACCCTTCCATCCGTGTCTTGTAATCGCCGCGAAGAAGCCCGTCCACGTTAAAGCGGATTTCATACTGTCGTCGCTCATCCCTGCTCAGGAGCGACTTCGCCATACTCTGCTCCCAACGTGAGAGCCACGGCATCAGGCTGTAAATAACGAAATCCAGGCTCATCTGTTCGATGTTGTTGAAAGTGGCTCTGGATAAATCCTGAAGCATATGCGGCGGGATACGGAATATCCGTGCAATCTCGGTCAACTGATACTGGCGAGTTTCCAGCAGCTGACTGTCCTGCGGGGACATAGAGATCGGGTTGAAGTGGAGACCTTCTTCGAGAATGGCTACCTTCCCGACATTTCCTGTACCGCCGTACATAGCATTCCAGGACTCTCTTACCTTCGACACATCCTTGATCACCCCCGGGTATTCCAGCGTACCGACGGGGGCCGCGCCGTTTGCAAGGAACTTTGATCCGTACTCCTCCGCAGCGATGGACAGCCCGATGGCGTTCCGGCTCGCAGCTATGGGACTCATCCCCACCAGACCGTCAAAGCTCAGGCCGGGAATATGAAGAACCGTCTCCGGCAGGAGGATGACGGTGTTCCCCTCCATGGATGGTTCATCGTTCGTCCGCAGATAACGGTAGAAGAGCTGGCCCTTCTCATCCCGCTCCACGGACATCTTGTTGGGGAGAAGCGGGTACAAACCGACAATCTCCCCCCGTCCATTTCTCAGTATCTGACTGAAGGCATTCCCGTAAAGCAAAAGATGCGTCATCATCGTCTCCCGCCAGACGTGACTGGTCATTTCTTCGTTCGGCGCGTCGTGCAAAAGATAGTACAGCGGATGATCCGTTGCCTTGATCCTGTCCCCGTTCTCCCCCCGCCGGAACACATGGAGCGGAAGACTGGCGATCGACTCGGCCAGAATCCGCACACAGGCATATACCGCCGTCATCTGAAGCGCCGTCCGCTCGTTTACTGTTTTCCCCGAATCGCTGTTTCCAAAGAAAAAGCGCGGCCCCGCGCCAATGGAACGGTTCTCAGCCCGTCCTTTGAAAATATGTTGAAAAAGTCCTATAGCGGCCTCCTTTCCGGGGCAAAGCCCCTTTCATCGCTTTTCTTGGCTGAAATACGGGAGGGCACATCAAACATACAGCAGTCCCCTCCCTTCGTAGACAGACTCCGCCGTCGTATCTGTTTCATGCCGTACCGCCCGGTCTAAAGCCATGACGAGAGCTACTGCCAAATCAACCTTCTCTACAGCTTTCGCTTTACTGATTTTGATGTTGTCCGCCGGGTCAATCTGGACGACAATGTTGTCCATACACCATCGAAGGACGGGGTGGCCTCCGTGGGCAATTCTCCCCTCCAGCGTCAGTTTCATCAGTTCCTTGGTAGGAGGGGACATGCTCGCAAAACCCTGCCGGAACGGGACTATGGTCATCCCCTCATTGGCGAGCCGGTTGACCAGCATCTGGCTGTTCCACGGGTCGAAGGCGAGTTCTCGAATCTGATACCGATCCGCCAGAGCCAGAATCATCTGCTCAATTGCCTCATAGTCCACAACATTTCCAGGAGTACTGAGGACTGTGCCTTGCCGTTGCCAGAGGTCATAATTCACATGATCCCGTCGGGATCTCTGTATGATTGTTTCCTCCGGGATCCATGCGAACGGGAGGATCTGATACGGTTCGGAGGGATCCGCAGGCGGAAAGACCAGAACCAATGCCGTGAGATCCTGTGTACTGGACAAGTCAAGCCCTGCGTAGCAAGGCCGCCCCTCCAATGCCTCCGGGTCAACAGGAAAGGCACACTTATCCCATTTGTCCATAGGCATCCAGC